TTGGCCCAATTAACTGCCTCATCGACGACGATGAGCGCGGAGTATTCCTGACAGCCGCCGAGTTGGCCGATGAACTCAAGGAGCGCGAGCGCCTGATCGGCGTCCCCCGGTGAAAATGCGAGCACAACCGTCATTTCAGGAGATTTGGGTTGAGTCGAACCAATGAACCGGGCAAAGCCACACTCTCATGGCCTTGCTGCAAATGTAGGATTTGGCACTGTCGCAAGTAAAGCAGCAGTCGAAGTTGCTTGTCGGTCATGGCTCAATCTTCGGTTCAGGATACTCCGCCTGATCGGCGTGGAGCAGCATGGACATGGCGAGAGCGCGGGCTTCGCGTGGCTTCATTCGCATCCTCGATATGGGCGGGTTGAACATCAACTGCACGGTGCCGTTGACGTGCGTCATCTGAATGTTCACCGGCTGCTCTGATTCAGGGTTCCTTCCGGGAACATGGATTCGGTTTACGTCACTCACTTGGTTTTCCTTTCTTTTTGATGCTATCGAAGTCGGCAATTCGTTCGACGATGCGGAGAACGGCAGCGACGTAATCGGAGCCGTACCTCTCCCGTTTTAAGAGAAGATTCAGATCGCGGGCCACTTGATTACGCCACTCATCGTCGTGCTCCTCGGAGAACTCGTTGATCTCTTTGATGCGTTCAAGAACCTCGTCAGCGGTGAGTTGTTTGGTGTCGGTGGGCATTGGTCAAATCGCTAAAAGGTGCTGTCCATTTATTACGAATTCTTGCAGTGAACGATCATGCTTACTGCAATTACAAGAGACACACGACTTGCAAAGGTTCTCAACGGTGTGTTTCCCGCCTTTTGAAATCGCGACGATATGGTCGATGTGTAGTTGCTTATTAGGAAACCGCTTCTCGCAATAGTAACAGATGAACGAAGGCTCTTTTCGCCACGCCTTTAATAGAGGCTCGACTCTTGTATCTCCAACATCTGAGCCTGCCTTTCTCGCTCTACGCCTAGCATGATACGGAAGCTTGAATTCAGGGTGCTTCTTCAACCACGCCTTGTGAGTCTTTCGTCGGTGTTCTTTATTTTCCGCGCAGTAAACGAGCATGTAAGCCCTGCGCTTTGCTCGGTTCTGTTCCATCCATAGACGGTTTTCAGCGAGTCGTTTTTCGCGATGCTTCAAATGTGAAAGTTTGTCTCGCAGTTTAGTCGCAACCGGATCTCGTTTCCGGTAAGCCTTCGAGCGAGCGCGAAGATATGGTCTGTTTTTGTCAGCCCACCTTTTCCACCTTGCTCTTGATTTTTCAATGTTCATGCAGAATCCAGCACCTAGAATCCAACTGCTGTTTAACGTCATCTGGGGTATGGCTTAGAACATGATCGATTGGTGCCCAAACTTTCAACTTTAAGGGACACGAACAGGCGCTACACACCGTAAGTTTATCATCATGCGGAGTGCGCAGTTGCAGGTCGCCGCGGATTTCCAGTTGCGTCCGAATCTTGTCCGCGATGGGTTTCGTGAAGAACGCCGTGAAATCTCCCCCGTTGTTCTTCGGACACTCGGCGCAAATCGCCGCCCGGCTGTCGGCGAGTGATTGTTCCACCGCCTTGCCGCCGCTGCCCAGCCAATCCAGGAGCACGCCGACTCCCGCAGCGACGTTCCTAATTGCTCCCACAACACTTGTTTTTTTTTGAGCCGGAGGCGGCATCACGTAGGTCGGCGTGAGCGGAATGGCATCGTCCATGACGACGAACGCCAGCCAGCCGCCAGCGATGCAACGGGCGGTGTTGTAGGCGTCCACATCAGCCTCTATTCCGGCAACGTCGAGACGCCATCCGTGACGCTCGGCCAGGAAAGGATTGGCTTGACGAAGAATCATCGTCTGCTCAACGACATGATTGAAAGAGCCGACAAAAGGAGAGGTCTGACCGGTTTCAGGCTGGAGAAACTGAAAGGAATACGGCGGATGTTCGGTGCGTGACTTTAAGTGCGGCATAGGCGGCTATTCGTCACGGTTTCCAGCATTTTCGCAAGTCCATCTCATTCCGAGTGCGAAGATTGATGTTTGGTTTGTGTGGCTCGCTTCGCCTTGAATGCGGTTACGATCTGGGAGAATTCCTTGGTGGGTTTACCAAGTGACCAAAGCAAAGCATCAAGAGCGCAATGCGCCAACGCCTTCTCCCACACACACAACGAACAAGTGCAACAGTATCTATCTACTTTGCCCTGAAAAAACTCAATAAGCTCCTCCACTTCCTGCTGAGTCTTCGGCTTGGGTTTCTTCAATGGCATGGGGTTATTTCTACGAGTGTGCCTTCTTCGGATTTGTGTGCAACCTTCTGTTGTCGGACTTCGAGGATGATGTGTTCTGGGGAGTCGTCTTGGATGAGATGCTGGTATCGCAGGGCGTCGATGAGGAACTTCGGGCAGAGATTGTCCGCATCAAGGAGGCGGCATCTATAGCTCGTAATCGTAACGCGAAGTCGAGGGCCAACTGAGCTTCGCTCTTTGCTCGCATTCTCGCTACGAGCGGGCTTCCGAACAACCGGTTCAGGGACGGTATTCTGTAAGCCACCCACAGCGTCAGAGTTCCTTCGGAGAAAACTGTCCGAGGCGTTCGGGTATCTTGCTTGGAGTTCACGTCGGGTCACAGGTCGCGCACGTCGAGATGCCACGCGACGATGAATGTCACTCGGCGTATATGGATTGAACTTTTAGCATTATTTCGAGGGTCAACAATTTCTCCAGTGATAATCGGGTCGCCAGTTCCCTGTGCGAACAACCCAAACTGATCGAAGATTTTCAGCGCCATCGCGCGGCTGGTGGCTTCCATGATTTTAGGTTTGGCCATCTTAATCGGGAACGTGACATCATCGAAATCCGTGGCGTGTTCGGAGTAATGCTTTTTGGTGATACCATCTTTCACTTCGGTATCCACGTCGGTTTGCACCAATGGATGCACCGATTTGTATTCGCCTTCACCGACCGGCAATTGAGCGGCTGGCTGCATAAAATGCCACGCTCCGGCTTCGTAGGTTCCGAAATACCACTTCTTGTTGGGTTTCTTACGGTCGGTTCGGATCGCGAACAGGTCGATTGGAAAATTCGGCACGATGCAGTAACCCGCCTCCAATGCCGCCTTGATCTTCTCGTAGAACGTGACGCGCTTGGCTGCGAGAGCAGAATGGCGGCGGAGCGTGTCCGTCTTCCACTTGTTCTTGATCGCGATGGCGAGGTTCTCGGCGAGTTCCGCCGCCTCGCGTTTCATCATTTCGATCTTTCGACCGCACCAGGCGATCAGGCTGTCTTGGGCTTGGGACATTTCCAATGGAGTGGTGGCGGAAACCTCCAACTCCATTCCGGTAGTGGGAACGAGTTCTTGCGACATGTAGGTAGTATTTAATTAAGCCTTGCACAAACACAAGCTTTATTTTATTAAGAGGCCAAACATGAGCATCAAAATCTGCGATTCAGTTCCGGTGCCTGCGGACAACAAGAATCCGAAGACGCGAAAAGGACGAAAGGGCGATGGACGCCAGGAGGCAATTCTAGCGCTCAATGTGGGCCAGTCCTTCTATCTGAAGACGACGATCAACTCGGCGAGCAGCTTACGGTGGTGGGCAAGGGCACGGCATCCTGATCGGGATTTTCGCGCAGAGGCGGAGAAGGAAGGAGTACGAATTTGGAGAACGAAATGAAGCATCACTGCAACCCACTGTTAAAGAGTTGGAATCAGTACCTCAAGGACGCGGCGACGTTCGTCGTGCTTCGCCGGTATGGCGTGGGGCGTCTTGGCAGCGAGAAGCGTGGTCGCTGGGTTAAGAAGAGGGTTCGGCGATGATCTTCGGGCGCAACTTCGTCAATGGGCATCACTTCATTCTGGTCGGGTTATCGACCGACAACCTGAAGAAGATTCGGGACAGGAAACCTCTGTCGATAGGGCCGGTGAAGAACGATCCGATCCTGGAGAACGCGACGATCATCATCATGGCCGGAACCACGGAAGAGGAGATCATTGAGGAACTGAAGAAGATGGGGGCGATACCGCCAGACAATTGAACATGAGTGTGCTTGGCAAAACCTCTCCCGATCCGATGGGACTCATCTTGGAAACCCGTTTTGATCGGTTCGTCTCACCGACGGGCATCGAAGGCTTGGCCCGTGCCACCGGGGACCGTCTGGACGTGCTGGCGGTTCATAACGATACCGGCATGACCGGACGCTTTCGAGACTTCATCGCCGCGGCCAAACTCGAGTACCGAACCATCTGCATCTTGGCCATCAAGAACCAGGCGATTCACGCCGCGTTGCTCCGCTACGGGTTCACGCCGGACGTGGAAATTGACCAGTTTGGTGACACCCAAGAATTACTCCGTTGGGATAGACCAATCTCTGGTTAAGAAATTGAAGCTTAACCTACATGATATATGGCACACCGTTTTTTAACTGTTAGCAAACCACCAACCACCAAACCAAAATGAGCACCTACAAAAAAGCAGATCCCGAAGTCCGTGAAATGGCCGAAAAAATCCTCGAAGAGTTCCCTTCCTACAAACCCATCGTTGAAGCCAAGGTGAAGATCGATTTCCTCTTCGCCTTTGCCGAGGTCGAACCTGATGAAGAAGGTAACGAGTCACCCCAAGGCTACGCCCTGACCAAACATGGCATTCGCGCCCTGGGCATCACCCGAAAACTGGGCATCAAGGATCGCGTCATGGGCCGCGGCGACGCCGAAGTCGTCCTGGATGGCGACTGGTGGGATGAAGCGACGCCGGAGCGGCGCCGGGCTCTCCTGGACCACGAACTGCACCACCTCGAAGTAAAGACGGACGAGGATGGAGTCGTGATCCGGGACGATCTCAAGCGGCCGAAGTTGAAACTGCGCAAACATGACGTGGAAGTGGGCTGGTTCGCCATCGTGGCCGGTAGACATGGCAGCGCGTCTATTGAAATCGAACAGGCCAAGGCGGTGATGGACTCCTACGGGCAATTGTTCTGGCCCTGCATCGACCTGCCCGAACCCGCTATGCAACTGGGCGAGGGCGGCGACGATGAACGCACACCGGCAAAGCGAGGCCGGAAGAAGGTGGCGAAGTGAGCGCGGAGAATGATGGAGGTCCGGCGTTTCCTTGGAAAAGACCGTATGAGACATCGGCATGGGGACCGGGTATGTCCCTACGGGATTACTTCGCGGCGGCGGCGATGGCACAATTAGCCAACGGTGATGCAATGGAGCGGTTTTATGAGCAGCATGGAGAATTGTTTGCCATCGTTATTTCAAAAAGATGCTACACCATCGCCGACGCCATGCTCGAAGCTAGGAAGGCGAAGTGAACTTTGACATCCTGCCACTCATCGAAGGTTGTGCTATCGGCGCTGCTATATGTCTTCTAGTGGTCTTCGTCCTTTACGTAAAAGGGCCACCAGATAGGAAATAAAAACGGGCAGCCTTCTCCAGTGGAGGCTGCCCGACGTTTGGACTCTCTGGCAGGTTGTTTACGGGGCCGGAGTGGGCGGGGGCGTCGGGTTGAGCGCGGCGCGCAGGGCGGCGGTCTGGTTCTTCACCACCTCAGTATTGTGATCGATGATCCCGGCGATGGAGAGCAACTGGGCATCCGTGGCGCTGGGCGAACCGATGCGGGTGATGGCGTCGTTGATGGCCCCGGTAAGGTCGGTATCGGCGGCGGTCAGGGCGTCGGCGGAGGCAGTCAAGGTTTCTAGTGCAGTCATAATTTGTTGGTGTCGATGTTGAGTGTTGTGTTCCAGCCTGCCGAGGTGTTCCGACAGATGCTCAATTCTGGCGGACAACGCCCGGACATCGGCCAGTTGTTCGCTCAACAGTTTGATGAGCGCCAACTCGGTCGATGAATTGTCAGGCATGGCAAAGCGCACCCTACTGATCGAACCGGCAGAGGGCAAGCGGGGTGTTCTACTGATGGGCTTTGAAAGATTTCTCTTGCGTGAGATGGGGTGGGAGGCGTAAACGCTCTCTCGTGAATCGCTGGTCGGACATCATAATGCCCCCGCAGACCCACCTAGGCAATGGCTGCGAACTTGGATCTGGCGATTCACAACCTCGGGCCCGAGTTAAACATGGGGCGCCCTTTTCTTCGGTCTTACCAATGGCCCAATGCAGTAGGGGAACCAGCCAGAGCCGGCCTTATCCGGCGCGGCCCCTGAAGGTAATGGAAAGTGCGGGCCAACATACCAAAACAGTGCGGCGCCAGACCGCCAACGATTACGAGAGAGAAGGAGTCGTAACGACAAGCCTCACGGCTTCTGGCATCAATTTCCCCTCAGTCGATGCACTTGGCATTGTGAACCTCCTCGGAAACCTGGAGCAACCTCCCGGACGGAACACCGCCCGACGAGCCGGACAACCCGGCAGCAGCCAGTCTGGACACTGGATAGAACGGAGCCTGTCGTTCCTGGCTCCTACTCGAAGACCCCCATTCACAAATCACCGCAGGCTGGCCTTACCCGCCAGTAGTCGATTGACCGGAAAACAAGTCGTCTGAGTTCCCTGCCCAGCATCCGCTTACCCGGCGGGTGAGGTGAAAAGTGGTCGGGCCAGCACGCAGATCGGTTCCGTACGCTCTACGGCTATCTCACCTATTTGGGGGTAGTATGATCTGAAATAATTCACGTAACTTCACTACCATACCCACACTTACGATGAATTACCTCACATTTAATTGTTCCCGGTAGAGAAGTAGGGTACCCGGGTAGAAACTCCGGTAATACCTCCTGTTTCTCCAGAATCACCAGTAATTTTGCCTGGGGAGAATAGGAGGGAACCCTAATCCGCACCCCGCCTCAATCTACACCCCTGCCACTGACACCCCGTGGGGACGGTCACGGTGGAGAAAGAGATTCCTTCGATGGAACTTCAGGCAACGGTAACAGGGAAGGCTTGCGCTTGCGCTCTTTCACTTGCTGTAGGTCAGGGCGCAACTGGCCAGGGAGAGGCTTGCCATCCAATACTCGCTTACGTTCCTGTAGGTCAGACCAGGCGCGAGCACAAGCAGCGCGTATGTGAGGCTGAACAGAAGCATCTTGAGTTAGATCGAACAAGGTTCGTTGCATCCTAACGAGTTGTTGACGGTCGCCACAAACCCCCCTTCGTGGCTCTGGGGTTTGAACGATTGCGGATTGAGGCGGGTTAGGTTGTACGTCGGCAACTGGCATGAGTTGCACAGTAAACCATCGGCGATTGTGAGGCGAGCGGAATTAATTAAATAAAAGCTTGCATATTTAATTAAGGTATGAGACTGTGTGGCTGTTCAGTAGCAATAACGCTACTGATAATAACTTAGAGAAAGACAAAAGACGATGAAAGTTTATCAAATCCTTGCCCGTGCTATTGGTGCTCGCAATCGTTGTGAGGTTACTGGCAACACTGAATGGTTTGGCCGTTGGTCCGCTCGCATCTCTGAACTACTCGAAAGCTTCCCTTCCGGGAGTGGTTTCGATAGTGGCACGAAATTAGACGATTCGAGTACGCCTGAAAAGCTTGTGTTCACCACGGCGTTTCACCACATGAACGACGGGGGAATGTATGACGGTTGGACTGAACATTCTGTAATCGTTACGCCGTCCTTAGAGATGGGGTATTCAATGCGAGTGACCGGCAGAGACCGGAACGACATCAAGCAATACATCTTCGAGTGTTTCGGCTTTGAACTGGACAAGGAATGTCCCGAATTCAACAACCCTTGCCCGGAAGTCGGCAAGGTTGAATCAGTGTAAACCCTCAACCCATAGGAAAAGACATGACGAAACTCTACACTTGCACAACGGGTGCATTCTCTGACGATAGCCTTGTGGAGATGCCCGGTTTTTCGCATCGGTCGCAACCGTTCAAGGTGCGAACCTACTCTTATCCCTTCGAGCAATGGACGGTTCGCGTATGGCTTTACGCTCGCAACCGTTCTCATGCAATCCGGCAATTGCTGAAAGTCGGTCGCAATGACGTTCGCGACCTTAATGGCGGGCAACGGTGCGAAACACCTGCTTGCATCAAAGCGAGCATTGAAGGGGGTGCGCGATGAAAACCCTTCAGAAATGGACATTGCCAAGTCACTACGCTGGCGCAATCTGGCCCGACTACTACGTGTTTCTTGGCCGTTCGCGTGACTCTGACGCTTTGGAGCGGGCAAACTTCGATGCCGGTCTGAAAGCTATCGGCGGAGAAAAAGCCAGCGAGGACAAAGAAGACCCGAACGATCCCGGATCGGCTCTGTCCTTGGTTCGCATCGTCAGGGAAAACCATTGGGCCGTTGGTTGGGTTGAATGGATCGCGATCCATGAATCGGCAACGGAACAATTGCAGATTGCTGACGACATTAAGACAAGCCTAAAGGATTACCCGGTAGTGTCGGAAGAACTTTGGAGTGAATATGAACAAACCGAAGCTGACGAGACATGGCGCAATTGCTATCGGCCAAAGGAACGGATCGAGTATATCCGCAAGCATCGGTCGCAATTCGAGTTTCACGGCTTTGCCGACTTGCTGGCCTGCGTTCGGGGCAAGTTCTTTGCCGGGTACGCCTCTGAGCTTCTGAACTAAATAACGCCAGACCATAGAAAAAGACAAAATGAAAATGACGAAGAAACAGCAATACTTGGACGCCTTGCTGGCGTTCATTAACCAACGATCCGGCATCGAATGGGGCAACTATTCATGCGGCGATTACAAGCGCAGTCGCGAAGCATTCAACGGCGACTATCGGCCAATACTCAAACGCGGCAAACAGGCCCGCGCCATGCTGGCGGCGATTCGCTGGCGTGACTCGATCACTGTCGAGAAATTGATCGAAGCCACTCGTGCTTACTCCGGCCGGCTACAGTTCAAGGAACAGGACGGCAAGGTGTGGGTTGAGTACTGCACCGGCCAATACTTCCCGACTGAATACCGTTCGGCTGCCTGCGCCGTGCTCTCCAAAGCCCTTTGGGATTATTGGTGTGAAAACAAGCCGGAAGGTGAATTGAAGCACAACAGCGAGACAGGCGAGACATTGCAACGCTATCGTGGCCTGCGACTGGGCGACTACATCGCAAAGCAGGCCAGGAATGAACTCGGACGCAGCATCGCCAAAGACTGGTTTAACTGAATTTCACGGAGGATCAACGGGGCACGGATGCCCCCCACTTTCACGGAAAATATGACTCTTAAAAATTGTCCGATCTGTAACGGTCAAACCGAAATGAATGGTTCTGGCGGATTAGACTGCCATTTCTGCGGACACTCCTTCATTTCCGAAACGGTGCCGTGTGAACTCTGCGGCGACCCGACTCCCATGACGGGAACGAAACGCTGTGATCGCTGCTGGGAACTGGAGCGGCGAATTAAATCCGATCCCGAACTGGCGAAGAGAATTTTCTTGCAACTCAACTCTTAATTAAATACAAACACTTAGGCACGGTTGAGGGTAGCGGCAACGCCCCTGGGTTCTTGTGCGATTCGTCTCGCCCTCTTCACCTCTAACAACCGTGCCGACCTTTAGAAAAAGAACAGTATGAACGAAACCACCCCCACCAACGACGCGCCCGCGCCAATTGAACAACCGCCATTGAAAGGCGTAGCTAAGAAGATCGCCGAAGCCAACAAGAAACTTGAGCAGGCTAAAGAGAGCCATGCACGCGAAATCGAACTGTTGCTGAAAATGTCCAGCATGATTGACAAATTACCCGACGAAATCGCCGACAAGTGCGGGGTGTACGGCGCACAAATTGACATCGACAACCTGACTCGCAGTGAATCACTGATTGTAATCGATACGCTGAAGGCTGGAAAGTGGTCCAAAACCGTCAATCCTTCCATGCCAGACAAGATCGATTATGAGACGGCGATTGACGGCGTGACGGTGCGATTGTGGGCGGCTGGACCGCCAGACTCCTGCCGCGTGATAGAATTTGAAGAGGAAGTTCCCGCAACCAAGATCATCCGTCGTCGGCTCGTCTGTTCTGGAGGCGAAGTATGACCATCTCCGAACTCTACCGGGCGCTGGCGTGCCATGACTGGTTCTACGCGATGAGTGACGACCCGCGGGTATACCTTCGAGGCGAAGCGAATTGGAATCGACTGCAACGCGAAATGATGACAGTCGAAGGCGGGCCGGAGTTAGTTAATGAGTACACCAAGCATGTTTTCAGCGGTCCAGCGTTCGGGACGCCGAAACATCCCAAGCCAGCCAGACCAAAGGAGCAACGAGTATGAGCGATCAAGTTCTCGACGTGGCCACGGTGCCACAGCAGGCAATCACCAGAGCCCAGGACAGCGCCATGAGCGTTGCCGACATCATCGGACAGGTGCGGCTTATCCAAGAGGTGATGGCCAAGGTGATGACCGAAGGTGAGCATTTTGGCTGCATACCCGGTTGCGGAAATCGCAAGACGCTGCTTCAACCCGGCGCCCAAAAGCTCACCATGACCTTTCGGCTGGCGCCGGAGTATCAGATTCAGGAGACGAACTATGACCGGGGCCACAAGGAATATCGGGTCATCTGCACCCTGAAGTCGATCACGAGCGGCAACTTTGTCGGCCAGGGCGTCGGTTGCTGCTCAACCCTTGAGGGCAAATACCGGTGGAAGGGCGGCGCCCGGAAATGCCCGGAGTGCGGCAAGGAAGCGATCATCAAGGGCAAGGCGGAGTATGGCGGCGGGTGGCTTTGCTTCGCCAAGAAAGGCGGCTGTGGTCAGAAGTGGCCAGATGGGGCATCCGAGATCGAGGGACAGAGCGTGGACAAGGTGGAGCATGACAGCCCGGCTGACTTCTACAACACAGTGCTCAAAATGGCCAAGAAACGGGCATTCGTGGACGCTACTATCACGGCTACAGCGGCTTCGGACATATTCACGCAAGACGTGGGTGACGATGACGGTAACGTGGACGCTCCAGAGCCTCCTAAAACGCCGCAGGACGAGCCGCGGACTGCCACGCCCCGAACACCCGCCCAATCGAAGAAAGCGGCTCCTACCCCCCAAGGCTCTACGGCGGCACCCGCTCCCGTGAAGAAGGAGACTGACGCCAAATTCGACACCGCTGCCTTCCTGATTAACTGCCGGAACCGGTTGCTGGCCCTGATCGACGCTGAGACTGAATGGGCTTGGTGGAAATACGCCGTGGACAAGGCTTGGATACTGCCCAACGAGAGCTTAATCGCCACGACGCCGGATAAGATGTTCGAGGGTTACGACGCCAAGGACATAAAACTCAGCGTGTTGAGGTTGTTCAATGCCCATTGCGCTGCGGTCAAGTCGTTTATGGCCAATTGCTCATCTGAGCATCACGACGAGATTCTACAGGGCTTTGTCTCAATGTCTGGCACCGCTCCGTCCACTCTGTCCACTCCAAAGCCCGGCAATTCTTGCCCAGCTTGCTCGAGTACCGCCACCAAGACTCACGACGACATTGTAGGGGCCAGATGGTGTCAGAAGTGCGGAATTCAATGGATGGACGATGACCCAAAGAAGGAGCATTACGAGGAGCATGAATGGATGTTCGCCAAGCTGCCGTTCGCCCCGAAGGACTCGACGAAGCCGTACAAGGGGATGACCCTTGGCCAGATTTCGCGGCTGGACTCGAAGTACTTTTTTGGCATCGCAATGAATTTTGAGGCAAAGCCATTTCAGGGGCGTCCACCAAGCAAGGAATCGGTGCAATTCGCAGAGGCTTGCGCACTCGCTCGACAACACATTGAAGCGGCCAAACAAACAGAACGCCCACAAGATGAGAAAGACGACGACATCCCCTTCTGAACTTTTAGAGAAGTTGAATTCTCAAATCGACAAGTCTGGAGACTGTTGGCTCTGGCTTGGCGGTAGAGATTCAGACGGATATGGGATAGTTCGCAGCGGACTATCTACTCGAAAGGTTCATCGGGTCATGTGGATTCTTACATACGGGCCGATACCAGACGGAATGTTCGTGTGCCATCACTGTGATAATCCTCCTTGTTGCAATCCCCGGCATTTGTTTTGCGGTACTCCTAAAGATAACTCGCGAGACAGGAAGAAAAAGGGTCGGAACAATACGCAAGTTGGAACCGCCAGATACAATGCCGTTCTCACGCCCAAAACAGTAAGACAGATTCGCTCACTGCGCGAAGTTGGTACAAAACTCCATCTCATCGCTCATCAAATGGGAGTCGATACGGTTACGGTTTGGGCAGTCCTTCACGGCAAAACTTGGAAACACGTCACCTGACCTATGGGCTCGCATTACTACACAAAAGACGGCGAACTCATCGACGGCGATTTGCGCCAAGCACGCAAACTGGGCGGACTGCCGAGCCCGACGACGGTGCTCAACATTCTCGGATCGCCAGGGCTGAAGTACTACTTCCGAAAACAGATGTTCGAGTCAACCGCGACGACACCGAGATTGCCCAACGAAAGCGACGACGATTATTTCGACCGCTGTTGCAAATGGGCTGATGAACACGGCCAAGCGGCTAGGGATCGCGGTGGCGATTTTCACGATCTGGTTCAACGGTTTCACATGAGGCCACGCAGCGGAGAGATCACCACAGATCATACTCTCTACACTCAATTCGAGGCTTACACCGATTGGTATTTCGCCAATGTGAAGCGTTCTCTGATGGTCGAGCAAGCCGTCATCGGCCAGGGCTACGCCGGTCGTGTCGATCATGTCGCCGAGATGATGGACGGCCGAATCGCGTGTTTAGATGTCAAAACGCAGGACATCACGAAGAAGAAGAAGTTCACCTATTACTCGAACTGGGCTGTTCAGCTTGGCGCCTATGCCGGGGCCATCAAGCCGATCCCTGACGTGCTCATCAGTGTCGCGGTAAGTAGCAACTCACCAGCAGTGGTCGAAGCGTATGAGTGGCCCAAGCCTCCGTCTTACTACCACGACATTTTCCTTGGCCTGCTGAAGTACTGGTGTCTGGATGCAGATTATTACCCAAACTGAAACAAAACCTATGTGACCTATGAAACTGCTCCGAAGCTGGATGTCTCACCATCCATTCAAGGTGGTCCTCTTCACCTTCCTATTCACCCTCATCCCGGCCATCATGGCGGTAACAAACGAAGCTCTGTTCTATCCTGGATTGGTGGCTTTTGCGGTCTTCGTCGCCGTTTGGGCAGTCAGTGTGTGGCGATACAGCAAGCACGTCATTACGATACTGCTTCTGGCGGCTTTGTTCTCCTACGGCTCTGAACCTACCCCGCCGCCACAGAAAAACGCTGCGGCCATCGGAGTCGGCGTCGTCATCATTTGCGTAGGTAGCTACTGCGTGTATCGGGTGGTGAAGTTTTGTGAAAGAAAGTTTCCACCCAAGGATACCAATGCCCCACCCCAGGAATTCTCAGCAGTCGGTGGAGAGTACGGCGGCGCCTGCCAATACAGTGCCATTGGTTCATGCTACGTCCCGCCGACTCTCAACTCTTTCCCCTACGAAGATATGAGCGTCAACCCGACAACATTCACCTTGAACGTCGGGGTCCATTACGGAGTAGTCACCACCTCGATGAGCGTGAACAATCAGGAGGGAACAACCCAGACTTGGGACGAGTTCCAAGCCGACATGGCGACACATGGACTATTCCTCACTGGTCGCCCTTCGGCACAGGCTCAGTACGAAATGGACGGAGCGCCCTGCGATCCTTTGATGGTGCCGATTGAATTAAATCCGCTCACCGGTCGCGTATCGCAGAAGTCCACTGCGCAACTTCAGAACGTCTCCGTCGAACGCTCTCCCAACCTCACGGACTGGTATCCGTTGTTGAGCACGGACGTTGCAGACGGGACGATGTTCCAAGTGATTGATACCACGAGGGAGGGACAGATGTTTTACCGGGTGCAACTAACACAACCATGATTTCGCCGTCCTGTTTCAAAAGTGGCGCTTCCCATCGCCACTCGCCCCCTCCTGGTGAACCGGAACAGGACGGCTTCTCTTTTGCGGCCCTCCGACACGAAACAGTTGACTATGCACGGTCGGCCTGCCGATTGGCAGAGGGAGGAAAGGCCGGGGCCGCAATCTTGATCTAATGAACAACGACGAAGATTCCGTATGGTCGTGGCTGCTGGCCATCATTGCTGGCATTGGCATCGCCGCCTTGTTTTTGTTCTGGCCAGTAATCGCGTGGTGGATTGTGTGGCGATTGTTCAGGTGAAAAGGCGTGCCTTTATGAAGCCGCGTATTGGCGAACAAACCATGAAGGCGTGGGTTACGGAACGGGCAATTGAAGCAGGCGTAACGGTTTCGACAATCTACAGCAGGATCTATCGCGGCAAACTCAAACCCAAGGTCACACGTAGAAAAAACGCCAGAGTTGTATTCGTTCGGAGCGGAAATGTTCTTTGTGGAACATAATGGATGCTTGCCAATGTAACGCTACGCCCGTTACCATAACGGACGTGTACAACAAACTCTTTACCTCAATCTTGGACTCTTCAATTTGGCTTGAATCCACACCGACACGAATCGTGTGGGTGACGTTCTTGGCGGCAATGGATGAAACCGGGTTTGCCAGGTTTGCCACCATCGGAAACGT